AGTTACGTAATATTCCTACTTCTAGGCGTTTGAAATAATGCCACTAGATAAATATTTTGGAGGCGGTGGGAAGGAAGTAATGGCCTCCATGAAAAAGCAATATGGTTCTGAGAAGGCTAAGAAGGTATTTTATGCTACTGCTAACAAAAGGAAGCAGGGTGTAGATACAAGTCCTACTGAGAAAACGAGGAAAAAGCATCATGTTTGATATTGGGCCTTCCGGTGGGGGATTTCCAGACTGGTTGAAACAAAAGACTGGTGGAAATACTGGTATAACTGGTGGGATGCGAAAGCGTCCTGCTGGTTATAGTATGCAGCGTTCACCAATGACGGGTCAACCATTAATGAATAGGCCTCAAGTAATGCCACGTAGACCTATGATGGGTCAACCAATGAGGGGTCAAAGACCATCAGGGGAAAAACCTTTTGGTATGGGTCCAATGCCTTTTAGTGGCGGGGAACCAGTATCATCTACTATGCCTGTTGGTAGGCAAAGACCTGATATCATTCCAATGTCATCATCCGGTATGCCTCCCGGTATGGGGGGAGGTATGATGCAGCAACCAGGTCAGCAGCCAATGGAAGAAAATCAACTCTGGAGAACATATAATCGATTGCTCAGTAGTCCAATGGCTCCTAGAATGCTTTTATAGTTAAATGAGAACAAGATTATCACCTGATATCGTAGATTTACTTAAGCAAGTTGTCGAAACTTGTGACCACGAGGATAGGTCTATCCGTGAGCGTCAGATTAGAACATGGCGTAGACTTAAACTCTATTGGGAAGGATTTCAGCGCGTTTGGTATTCTGAAGTTGCACATGATTGGAGAATTTTCGACGAACAGTTGGCGGAAGATAATTCTGACCAATCATACTATGATAAGCCGATTAACGTCTTTCGTGCTTATCTTGAATCTATTATTGCTGCATTATCTGTTACTGTTCCTCCAATAAAGTGTTATCCGGATGATGCAGAGAATACACTAGATTTGCAAACTGCACGCGCGGGGGACAAAATCGCTCAACTGATATTTCGTCATAACGATGTTCCTTTACTTTGGCTTCATGCTCTATTCATTTACTGCACTGAGGGAATGATAGCGTGTTATTCTTATCCTAAAGAGGATGAAAAGTATGGCACTTATGAAGATAAGAAGTATGAAGAGGCAGAAGTTGATGGTGAAGTAACTTCTTGCCCTGCTTGTGGATTCAAAATATCGGAGAAAGAACTTAATCCTCAAATCGCAGCAGATAAAGAGGATGAGTTTATGCCATATGATGAACCTGCACCTGAAACTTATGAACTTTCACCAGAAGATATGTATGGTGAAGGGGAACCTTGTCCTGCATGTGGTGAAATGATGATGCCACAAGTTTCGCAGGAAACTTTCGTTGTTACTAGATTAGTAGGTGTGACTAAAAAAGCTAAAACTCGTATGTGCATGGAAGCATATGGAGGACTATACGTTAAAATTCCTAATTATGCTAGAACTCAGGAAGAATGCCCTTACTTGATTTACTCTTTTGAAACTAATTACGTCAACTCAATTGAAAAATACAAGGATAAATATCTTGACGATGAGGAACTGCGTAAAGCAATCGAAAGCAAGGGTAATCAAGGGTCATATGACCAGTATGACCAATGGGGCCGTCTTTCACCGCAGTATCAGGGAGAATATCCTGAAAATGTTATCACTGAAAAGCATGCATGGCTCCGTCCTGCTGCATATAACTTTTTACCCGCCGAAGATGCGGACGAACTACGAAAGAAATTCCCTAAAGGAGTAAAGGTTTCATACGTAGGGGATTGTTTCGCTGATGCAAAAGCTGAGGTATTAGATGATTGCTGGACTATAACGAAGAATCCACTATCTGATTTTGTGCATCATGACCCTCTTGGTTTACTACTTACTAGTATACAAGACATAACAAATGACTTGATAAGTATGACTCAGCAGACTATTGAACATGGTGTTGGGTTAACATTCTTTGACCCTGCTGTGTTGAATCAGAAAGCATTTGAACAGACAGAAGTTATTCCTGGTGGTATGTTCCCGGCTACACCTAAATCTGGTAAATCACTAGGAGATGGATTCTTTGAAGTAAAGACTGCTACTTTGTCTGGTGAAGTATTACCATTCGGACAGCAAGTTCAATCACTAGGTCAATTAGTAGTTGGTGCAATGCCGTCTATTTTCGGTGGTGAATTAGAAGGTAGTGGAACTGCATCAGAATACAGTATGTCTCGTGCTCAATCCTTGCAGAGACTACAGAATACTTGGAAGATGCTTACTATTTGGTGGAAAACCATATTCGGTAAGGTTATTCCAATGTTCATCCAAGAAGTTAAGGATGATGAAAGAGATTTTCAGCGTAATAAGGATGGTAATTTCTTTAACGTCCTTATCAGAAAAGCAGAGTTGGAGGGTAAAATTGGCAAGGTAGAACTTGAAGCCAATGAGAATCTTCCCATGACATGGCATCAGATTAAAGATGTCGTCATGACCTTGCTGCAAACTGGACAGCCGGAGATTCTCAATATCATTGGTGCCCCAGAGAATCTTCCTGCTATTCGTTCAGCAATTGGTCTGACAGATTTCTTTGTTCCTGATGAAGATGAAGTTGAGGATACATACGATATCATCAAACAGTTGATGCTTTCTGAACCTATTATGGCTCCACCAGACCCAATGATGGAGCAAATGGCTATATCACAAGGTTTACCAGTTCCCCCACCTACAGAAATGCCATCTGTAGAACCTGAACCTGATATTGACAATCCTGCACTTCGATTTAGAATTTGTAGAGGATGGTTACTATCAGAAGCTGGTAGACAAGCTAAAATGGATAATGGGGCTGGCTATAGAAATGTTCTTCTATACGCTAAGGCTCAGAAAATGTTATCAATGCCTCCACCTATGGCTCCTAATTCTCCTGGTGCTGAGAATTTAGCAAAGCCCACACAATTGGAAACTAGGGAAGCACCCATAACAGAGGAAAATCATGTTCAAACTATTCAATAACCTATTCTATGCTCCTGCTGATTCTTCTGGTGGAGGAAGTGGAATTCCTGCTAATCAAGGAGGAAAGCCATCAGGAGGTATGGGTAAGGAAGAAATGATAGAATTTCTTGGGGAAGATGACGAAAAAGAAGTCATTGACCTTGAGGATAAAGGAAAGGGTAAGGAAAAAGGTGAAGAGGAAGAACCTGAAATTCCTGTCAAGGAAAAGAAAGAAAAAGTAGAAGATGGAGAAGAGGAAGAAGAACTTGAAACAGAAGAAGATGAATTAGCAGAACTCGAAAAAGAATTAGAAGGTCCATCTGAGGACCAACTTGAGCTTAAAACTCCTGTTCCTAGACGGGAAATATTGAAGAAATACCCTAATTTGTTCAAGGATTTTCCTTACCTTGAGACTGCATACTACAGAGAGCAGCAATATACAGAATTGCTTCCAACTATTGATGATGCCAAGAAAGCTGTCGAAAAGGGAGCTACTCTTGACAAATTTGAACGTGAATTGATGTCCGGTTCCACAGAGAATGTGCTTAAAGCCGTTCATACTGAGAACAAGGATGCATTTTATCGAATCGTTGATGAGTATCTGCCCACTCTCGCAAAGGTTGATGAGAAGGCTTATAATCATGTGCTTGGAACTGTTATTAAGCATACTATTATGTCAATGGTGCAGGAAGCAAAGACTTCAAGCAATGAAGCCTTGCAAACTGCTGCACATTTACTCAATCAGTTTGTGTTTGGGAGTAGTGATTTCACTCCTCCACAGCAACTTTCTCGTGGTAGAAGTCAACAAGAGAAAGGTAAAGAGGATGAAATCTCCCAACGTGAGAAGGATTTCACGAAACAGCGTTACGATACTACTCGTGATGACTTAAATACACGAGTAAGTAATGTTCTCAAGTCTACTATTGAAGCAAACATCGACCCTAAGAAGTCAATGACTGATTATGTGCGTCGAACTGCTTCGAGAGAAGCTCTAGAAACTCTTTCGGGCTTAATTGAAAGAGATACTAGATTCAAGTCCTTGATGGATAGACTCTGGGAAAAAGCATTTGAGTCTAACTTCAACAGGGAAGATACCGACAGAATCAGGAAGGCTTACATTTCGAAAGCAAAGACACTGTTGCCTTCAGTCATTAAAAAGGCCAGAAATGAAGCTCTCCGTGGTTTGGGTAAGCGTGTAAAAGATGATTCTGAGGAACAGGAGGAAACTCCTACTCACGAATCCCGTAATAAAGAGCGTCCCGCCACTCCCAAAAAGGTGGGCAACATTAAATCTGCGAAAGATATACCCACTGGTATGTCTACGCTCGAATTTCTTAACTCTGACTAATTCTGTAGGATAGAATTAGTAAGGAGCTGAAAATGGCCGTAGTGGAATCAAACGTAACAGCTTTAGAGCTGGAAAAGGTGATTCCCAAGATTCGCGTTCTGTTTGAACGTGATGATAAATTCTTCGCCAACATCAAGAAGCGTGACGTAGAAGTTATCTCAAATAGACAGATGCGAATTCCACTTGAACTTCGACCCGGTGGAAGTTTCCAGTATTTCAATCCTGATGGTGGGGACTTGGGTCGTGGTGGTGGTCCTACTTGGGATAAGGCAGTTCTTACTGCCGTATTCGTGTCTGAGAACATCGAATACACCAAGCTCACTCAGTGGTCCACTGACAATGACAGGAAGGCTATCACCAATGCGGTGCGTAGACTTACTGCTACTGCATTGGACGAACTACGTAGACAGCTTGACTCACAGTTGATGCAGTCTGGTAATGGAGTTCTTGGCATTATCGGTGCTGTAGTTGCTGGTGCAGGCTTCGACACTTATACTCTGAACAGTGATGGCTTCGGTGCACGTCTTATGCGCTATGGTCAGACTGTTCAGGTATACAATTCTACTCTCACCACACTTCGTGGTAAGGGAGTAATCACTCAGTGGGACGTTGAAAACAAGGTTATCGACGTTACCCCAAATATTGCCGGTGCTGTCGCTACAGATAGAATTGTAGTTGATGGTATTTCCTCTCCAAACTCACTGCCTGCGTTGTTTGGTGTGCCATATCACCATAGTAATGCATCAGCAGGAACTTGGCTTGGATTTAACCGCGCAAATACTCCTGAAATCAGAGCTAATCGTGTGAATGGTAACAATGCGGCATTGTCTCTTCCATTGCCGCGACTTGCCATTAACAAGATTGGTAACAGGGTTGGAATTGACAACAATTTCAAACCTAATGCATGGCTTCATCCTGCACAGAAGCAGGCATATGAAGATATTGGGCAAGGAATGATTCTTCTGAATCAGTCCATGCAGAGTAAGAAGGAAGGAAACCTCAACCTGTATTTCGACAAGATGCAGTTTGCAGGTGCTCCAGACCGTCCTTCTTATAACTGGGACAAAACTCGTATTGATTTTGTTACTGACGAAGTGTGGGGCAGAGGTGAAATTCTTCCCATTGGTTTCTACAAGACTGATGGGCGACAGATTTTCGAAATTCGTTCTGCTTCTGGTGGTGTTACCGCGGCCGATATTTTTTACATGGTCTGTGGAATGCAGACCTTTGTAAATAATCCAGCGGCTTGTGCATACATCGATGCTTTGGCTGTTCCGGCTGGATACTAGGAGGATATGATGAGTGACCTTCTCAGCCAGCAACTGTCTACGGTTCAGACAGATAAACAGCCACTGCCACCAACTATCGCTTCGGCTGCTACTATTGCACCTACTACGAAACTTACATTCGTAACAGGAACAGTTCAGTTAGAGACTATTACTCCATTCACTAGTGGTTATCAGGAAATTACTCTGTGCTTCACAAATGCTGCACCGGGTCTTTTCTTGACAACTGGAAATATTCAGATTGCATATCAGCCCGTTCAGAACAGGCCCATTGACCTGTGCTATGACCCATCAAGCAATAAGTGGTGGGTTAAGGCTGTAGTGTAATCACTAGTGCAATAAGGAGGTAGGCCAGTGCGCGAATCAGAATCCATCGTAAAGGTTATCAACTCACAGTTGAAAGACCTTTATGGTCTTGATATCGTCACTGGCTTACCTATTTTCAAAGTTATCTGGTCAGACGATGAAATGGAACATCGTCATGGAACATTTGATGACTTCATTCCCGGAACTCAAATTTTACTGAGAACTGTGACAGAAACACGTCATCTTCCGAAGTATCGACAATGGATTCATGGTAGACATATTCTTGAGAGATTAGTTCTGGTTCCAGAGTTCCAACAGCATGAACTCCCAGGGGCTCAAATCTCCTATGAACCATTGTGGGTATTCAGAATTGGGGATGATAACGAAACAATAGAGGGTTATCTTCCCCCAAGATTAGATGCCTGTAAATTCATCATAGATTCGGTATTGGCTGCACAAGCTGTATCTACTATGATGTTAACAGGTGGGGAAACAAGAGATAGACCTTCATTAGCTCGCTATAAAGACCCTGCTGCTGGAAAATGCACAGAAGAAATTATAGCTCACAAGAAAAAAGAAATCGATGGTATAGTCGATGAACTATTTGGCGATGAAACAGGGTTAATGGGCTCAACCCTTAGTCGAAACCAAGGCGGTGGTGAGACTATAATAGTGCCCCATTCATTTGTTAAGAATTAGGAGAATCAAATGTCACTAATTGGTGGATTTCCCGGATTGAGAGAGATACGTCGAAGAACTATTCGCGCACCTGTCAATCCTATGGATAAGGCGACTATAATCTCAATTTATCCACGAGAAATCACTGAAACGAAAGTTACTATTGAGCCGGGAGTTTTCAACATCAAGCCTGGTTCATATGAGAATCCAGCACTTCTAGTAGTTGGTCCTTCGTCATGGTGGAGAGAAATTGACGAAGAACAACCACTACTGGAAATTCCTGTGGGTTCAATTCAGATTGCAGATTCCGTTGTAAAGGATTTCTGCAATGGACTACTTGCTTATGTTGTGGATATTTCTTCTCCTGGACTAGCGTATGTTGCGGGTGAGCATAGTGTCCAAGGCATCAGGAAGAATTTTCTTCATGTGTTGGATAAACTGAACACTATTCAGAGACAATGGTATATTGAATTGGTAAACCTTACCAGTTCATTATGGGCCATGTCAAATGGAAATCCTCGTGTAGTATCAGGGGATGCAAGACTAGCAGCAAGTGAACTTGCAATGCAAAATCTTGACTGGATGGAAAATTTCGAGGCAATGGAAATGGCCCGATGTCTTGCATGTGGACAGTTGCGGAATCCAAAGTTCCCTGTCTGTATGCATTGCCATAATGTGGATATGAATCATCCTGGGGCAAAGAATCTCACATTCATTCCCCAAGGTGGGGGGAGTGTTCCACATAATATGCCTATTTCTACACCGATTACTCCCCCATCAACAGTAACATCAGCTAAGGGGTAGGTATGTCATCGATAGACCTTACCGCGGGAACAGTAATGGACGCTTCGGCGGCATTACTTAACGACAAGAATAGGTCTGTCTATACATATGCTGACCAGATTCCTTATCTGAAGATTGCACTACAAGAGTTGCAGGAATATTACGAGCTAAACAATATTCCTGCAACTGACCAACTTTCTGCTGTTATTCAGGTAGATGCAGGAGCAACTGAAATAGCATTTAACGCTGCGGGAACGGCTGCTGACCCTAAATTACCTGATGATTTGATTGAACCACAAAAACTATGGGAACGAACTAGAGATATCAATCCTTTTGTTCCCATGACTAAGGTTGATGGACTTCCACAGAGTATGGTTGGAATTGAAATTTCTCAATTTCAGATATATGTGTGGGAAGCAAATGAAATTCGATTCTTTCCTGCTAATGCTAATAATGATATTAAGATAGAATACATTAGGAGTCTCTTTACTCCCCCAACTAATGAACTATCACTAATCAATGTAGTAAATGGAGCTACTTTTCTTGAATATCGCAATGCTGCATTATGTGCTTGGTTCATTGGTGAAAACAAGTCGCGTTCAGATGAACTGAATGTATATGCAGGACTTGCAATTGACCGTTCTACTGGCATTGGAACTAAAGGTAGACAAGCTACTGTTACTAGGAGGAGACCTTTTCGTTCAAGTTATAAGCGTCGCACTTATATCTAGTCCTTTGGTGCTTTTCAATAAGGAGGGCACTGGCTGACTATTCAGTTGGAGGATATGATGACACAAGTAGGTTTGTGGCGTGAAATTCGACAGGATGCTAGAGATTTAGGTATTTCTAGCAATAGATTAGGAAAAATCAACAACGTTTGGTGGATTTTTCCCCAGGGGAATGGTCCACGTAATGCCTACTCTGACATCACTAGTATCAAGGCAAATCTCAGAAGTAGAGATTTGATTGTTATTGGTGGAGTTCTCAGAGAACAATTTCAAGCTCCGCTCGATATATATGACTTGACCTTTTTAGGTGCAGCCAATAGGCCACGTCAATCTACATCAGGTGGAGTTCCTACAGGTGGAGGGGCTTCATGGTTGGCACCTACATCACCTGTTGCTGTTACACCACTATGTGAACTTCGTGCACAGGGGGCAGAGTTCCATAACATTCAATTTGCTGGTGCTTCTGACGCAGCAGCAATTAGACTTACGCGTTCAGCATCAGTAGATACTATTGATGCCTCACACGCATCATTTGTTAACTGCTATTTCCTTGCTGGATTGAATGGTATTGAGGACAATGGTGGAAGTGGTGGGGTATTAGTGGATAGATGTAGATTCCAGGGGCAAACTGGAACTGCATTACTTTCACTCAATACTGGAGCTGCAATTCCTCTTTCTTGGCAAGTTCAGGATAGTAGATTTCAACAGAATCTTCATGATATCAGGATGTCTCTGTCATTTGCAGTTATTGAACGTAATAAGTTCATGATTGCTGGCGCGGCAGGGCATACTGTTATCAATGACACATTCATTGCTGTTCAGGGTGGGGATAACATGATTCTTTTGAATCAATTCAATAACCCTGAAGCAGAAATTGCCCCCGCAACGGGATTTACAGGTGCAGCATCTGACACATGGATGAACTATGTGGATAATCAGGCTGCACTTGCATTCGGACAACCTGCGTAGAAAGTCTGCATAACTATTTTTAACTACATGGGGGCTGCGCATCCTATAAACGCAGGAGGTAAAAATGGCATTTAAGATTCTTTATATCAACTTGCTTGAGCTACAGGATTACCTTGATAAATATGGGGAGAAAATAAAGTTCATATTGAGATTAGATGGTTTAGTTCCTACCAACTTGGAAGTAGGTCGGATTATGCTAATAATTGGAGAATAATGAGAGACCATACCCCAATTATTATTGACAAGTTTAATGGCCTCTGGCAAAGGGGTGATGTAGAAAATGCGCCTTCTGACCATTTCACTGAATGCAATAATGTTCAATACTTTGGAACTAGAGAATTTGGAACTAGAGATGGGGTAGGTAGACATCAGAATGTAGCTACTCCAATAGCTAAGATTCTAAGAATCTATAACTATCCTACATTAACTGGAAATACATTACTTATACTTGCATTGAATACGGCAGGAACTGCTGGCGAAATTTATCATGTAGTAAATTCTACTACAATGTTTGGACCAGTTCTAACTATTACAGGAATGACAGATTTTGGTTTTATTCCATACGCAGGAAGAGCATACATAACTCCATTTGGAACAGCAGTAGTAAATGGACTTAATCAGGAAAAGGGCCTAGTAGGGGAATTCCTTTATGTTTATAAAGGTGATGGAACTGCTGCCAGAAAAGCTGCTGGACCTACTGCTGCGGGGTCTATTACTATTGCTAATGGGGCTGCTGGTTTCACTGATGCGGGGCGCCATGTATTTGGAGTTGTTGGTGAAACTGATACTGGATATCTTTCACCGCCGACAGCACTTAACAATTTTGTTACTTCTGCTTTACTATCAGTATCTTTTAGCACTATTCCCACTTTTACTGGCTCATTCTGGACTAAACGACATATTGTTGCTAGTAAAGTAATTCAAGACTTCAATGGTGATAATAAGGGATACCAATTATTTTTTATTCCGGGCGCGACTATCAATGATAATGTTACTACTACTCTTGCTAATCAATCATTCTTTGATGCTGACTTACTACTTGATGCAAGCCATCTACTCTCCAATTTCACTGAAATAGCAGCAGGAGTTGGACTTTGTTTGTATCATAACCACTTGTGTCTTTATGGTCAGAATACTGACCCTTCAATTGTTCGTGTTTCAGCAGTAGGTGAACCCGAGGCTATTAACCAAGTAAGTGGATTACTTATCATGCCTCCTGATGGTAATCCAATGACTAATGCAGCAGAACTTAGAGATGTTCTGTATGGATTCAAGAGAAGTAAAACAGCGGCTTGGGTAGATAATGGAGATGTTCCATCTAGTTGGCCCTATAGTCCTGTTGATGATGCAATGGGAACTGGAGTTCATGGTATAGCAACACACCTTGATTCTGGTTCCACCATATCTGACTTCTTAATTATTGCTACTTATAAGGGAATGTGTCTTTTTAATGGTAGATATGCATTCCCAGAACTAACTTGGAAAGAACAAGATAATTGGTTCAGTATGGATAGGAATGATTGGAGAAAAATCCAAGTATTAGATGACCCTATTAAACAAATAATCTATTACATTAAAACTGATAGAACTATTATGCATGGTAACTATGCAAATGGG